CATAGTGTCGCTAAAATTTCCAGTGGTTACAGTTACATTTCCGCTGGCATCTGTGGTCTTTGTAGAATAATCAATAATACCAAAGCTCGCCCCATATTGACTATCCCCGATAGTATCATAGGTTCCAAGCGTCATAAATCCGCAGCTTGCTGAAACTGAATCTGTCAAAGTCACTGTAATTATCGCCGCACTGTAGGGGGGTAACCCTAAAACAGCTAACTGAGTCTTTCTGACAATCGCCGTAAAAAAATAATCATACCAGCTAGTTATTCCAGAATCGGATACCATGTCATAAGTTTCATTGAATACCGTTCCTTCGGTTGGGTCTGTAATCAATACAGTCACAGAAGCACAATCAGTATTAATCAACGCTAATGCAGTTGTTATTTCTGCTGGAGTAATAACTACCTCAATACCTCCAGCATTAACTGTTTGCTGTTGCACAGGAGCATTAAACATCTTCCAGCGATTAGTGCTGCCTTCATCGCTCCACCAAGTAGCTGTGGTATCCGTTACGGGGTCATTATTAAGATTGCTGTTTTGTTTTGACTTATAAATCTTGTGAACATTAGGAGTGGTAACAATTACATAATCATCTATTGCATAAGTTGTAACACTGCTCCACGCCGCATGATCAGCCTCCGTGACTGTAGAGGATGTTAGGGTGGAATCAGTAATCGTTTGACTTTGAATAACTTTCATTGATTAGGCTCTGGTAGGGGGCAATCCATTTTTGTCCCATCTATCTTCGATTCTTGCTATCTTCGCATTTGTTTTGGCGATAACTAGAAGCATATCACTTATATTAGAGCGCAGACCCATCATCTGCCCTGCTAGGAAGTTAGACGATTCCACTGCTGCCGCTGTCTGTACTCTTTCTCCTTCATGTAGTTGCGCGATATAGCCGTCATACGGGACTCTTTCGATTCCAGAAGCATGAGAACCATCTATAGCTGCTAATATTTCTTGTGAACTACCTAGTGAAAGCAAGTTATTTAAAACGGCGGGGTCAGTCCCGTTGTCTCCAGCTACTAACGTGAGCCATCTTTTAGTAAAAGTAGTGTATTGATCTTCTAAAGACTTTCCTTTGCTGCCACCTTCTTCAAAAGCTGACCCAAAGAAAGCGCCAGTTCCCTTTCCTTTTTCATTTGTCCCAATAAAGTCAGAAGCAGACAGATTAACATTTAGCCCCGCTGCTCTTGCTCCTTCCGTGAGTGATGCGTCTATAGCCCTAAAACCAGCCACAACTCCTTGGGCTTGGTCTACTGATGCCCTTCTATTCATTCCATAAAACTGCGCCCCTGAAGCAAAAGGGTCTATATCAAACTTCCTAGAAGGGTCGGTCTCAAAGTCTCCAGTCAGCATTCCAGCGTTATGCGACATAGTTCCAGATGGGTCTAATAATTTTGCGGCAAGTGCAATGGCCACTATAGCCATCGTGATAGGGTTAGTCATAAACGCCCAAAGATTACTTGCTCCCGCCGCTATACTTCCTGATAGTCCTGCTCCAGCCGCAGCCGCAGCAGTTGGTGGGCCAGCGATAGCAGCTCCAGTTCCAACGGCAGTGCCTGTCATTCCCCCAACAAATTGACCAATCGCAGTAACCCCCGTTGAGATTGCAGCTCCTATTCCCCCTCCGGTCGCCGCAGTTCCAGCCGTACCTCCCGCTGCACTACTCGCTGCAACACTCCCGCCAGCAGATGAAGCGGCACTTGTAACTGCGCTAGTTGAAGCAGAACCGCTCCCACCGGAGATTGTTGCCCATACTTTTGCCATTCCAGCTTTAAGATCGCCGAGAAATCCTGATAAACCTCCCCCGCCAAATATGGCGTTCATAAGACTTTGCGCCGCCAGCTCCGCAATCATTCTCTTAAACCCATCAACTACAGAATCAAAGAAATCCTTGAATGATGACTTCCCGTCAAGTAAGTCAAAAAACAAATCACCAAAACTTGACTGAACATTCTCTAGCATATTGTTCATAATCTGTTGTTTGACTTTTGCGTTTTCAACGGCGGCTGCGTGTACAACTAACTCCTTGCTTGTTTTCTCCATCTCCTCGGTAACTACGCGAAATGCAGGAGCCGTATCATCTTCAACAGTTGTTGCCAAAGCCAGAAAATCAAGCCCTAAAGGGTTCACATTTTGATCTTTTAATATCCCAACAGTATTATTTAGAGTGGCAATGGTTCCGGTTAACGCAACGGCTTCTTCCACAGCATCTTCTTCTGCTGATACCAAATTAGCCAATGCAAGCGCGCTCAACCCTGTAACCTCATTAAAGGAGTTAAATTCTTGGGCTGTCTCCTCAATTGAGGGTTGTACCTCATTCTCTAAAGAAGCGGACATCGTATCAAGTTTTGCTTGAGCAACGTCTAATGCTGACTTAGCCCCTTCCAGCTCATTAACCATCCCTTGCAGCCCAAAGGTTTGAGTAGGGTCACGTAAATCCATCGCTAACTGAAGCCCTGCTATCTTTTCGTGCAGCGACACAATATGATCTTCGAGTGGGCCTATCCCTTTTTCTGCAGCAGCTTCTAATTCTTCCAGATAGCCCGCAATCGGAGCTTCCATTAGTAACGCAATTGCAACGGAAAGCCCCGTTATTGCAGCAATAGCAAGAGTCACCGGACCACCTAAAAAGGCAACTGCCGCACCTAACATTCCCATAGCCCCAGATGCAGCCATTATAGTAGTAATAAATGAAGCCCCGAGGACGACTACAAATCTGGTCACAAGAAGAACCGTCAGAGTTTCAATACCAGTAGTAATCCCCTCCACCCACAGACCAAACTGTTCGGTCTGGACAAAGTTATATATGTTGTTTGTTAGGTCAACTATCGCCTCATTCCAAGCCCCAATATTATCTTCCAAAACATCAAGCAGAGGCAGACTTAGAGCTATAAATAAATTTCCTACTTCAGTTTTTGTATTACTGAGTGACCCCCTAACTACCTTCATTCGCTGTTCAATCGTGCCAGCCATTTTCTGAAAAGCCGTTTCAGTTTCTCCAGCCTTGTTACCCATGTCCTCCATGATTTCAGCAAATGTCTCAGCACCAGACCCAGTAAGAGCAAAAACAGTATTCAGGGCTTCAGTGCTTCCGAATAGCTTAATCAGCGCCTCTTTGCTGCCGTCAGTCTTTTCTATTAGCTCCGCTAAAAACCCTTGAAACCCCTTCGATTCTAATCCCGCTAAATTAAATTCAATACCGAGTTCTGCGGCTACCTCAGAGGCATCTTTGCTCGGCTTGAGAATATTGGTTAGAGCGGCCTTTAATCCTGTTACGGCTTCAGCAGTATTAATACCAGCAGTTGTTAGGGTTGATACTGTGGCGAGCATTTCCTCAAATGATAATCCTGCCTCAGAAGCGATTGCAGAAACCTTACCAACACTTGCAGACAGTTCACCAACAGTTGTCTTTCCCGCTTTCATTGCGACAAAAAGAGCATCACTAATACCAACTACACCATCAGCCTCAATCCCGAAGGCGTTCATGATGCTTGTCAGGCCATCAACAGCCGTGGTGACATCGGTTACGCCACCAACGGCAAGTTTATTCGCAACAGTCAGTAAACTTGTGGCCTCTTCTGCGCTTCCAGCTCCAGCAGAGATAGCCTGATAAAAGGCTTTTGCCTGATCCGTGGCAGTACCGCCGAAAGCAGCCGCGAGATTTTTGGCTTCTTGCTCAATGCGAGGCATTTCAGAGAAATTACCCATGAGGGTGCTTACTTCTGCGAGGGCCGAACCAAAGTCAGAGGCATCCTTCGCCATACCAACGAAAGCCCTGACCGAAAGAACAGCGGTCAAGGCGGGGAGCAATGCTCTCATTGCGGATTTTGATTTAGTTCCAGATGCGGAGAATTTGTTCAGGTCGCCAGTGGCACTTCTGACGCTACTAGAGTCTGCCTTTACTACGACACTGACTGTATCTTGTGCCATTATTTACTCCTAAGACCCAGTTTAATATCAGCCTCTAAAGTAGGCGAGGAAAGTGCTTCGGCATCTCTATAGGGTGAAGGAGCTGTGGAACCATTATATTGTTCAGCACATACTTGATACAAATTTGAGAGCTTCTTAATGATTTTCATCTCCCATGTCGTTAGAGCGACACCCGTTAAGCGCATCCAGCTTTCCATTTCTCGCCAACTAATATCACGGATGCCTATCTCAAAAACTAACGGAATCAGATATGAAAAAGGCGCAATATCGGGAAGAATTGGGTCATCTGCCATTAACTCAATTCTTGCAATATTTGCGCCTTTTGCCGAGGTAGTGAGCCAAGCCCAAAACCTCACATAATCCTCAAGAAGCTCAACTACTTTAAATCGTAATTGGCCCTCTCCGTTGCAGCTTCAAGCACTTGCTCCGCTATCCATCCCCTGTTTTGATAAAGCATCAACGCATTTTCTTTATTACATTTCAAGGGTTCTTCGTTATAAATAACATTAGTCCATGAAACTGTACAAGCTGCGATAATCTCCAGTATAGATTTTTCAAGCTCTGCCGTTGGAACCTTTTTGTTCCTATGCTTGTTGGCGTTTTTTGCGTCCAAAGTTTTAGCGGTAGATGTCCATTTCCTTGAATCCTTGCCCAACACTTTGATGGAAATACCCTTCCCATCTGCATCCAGCAATGTTTCCAAAGTAATAGGATGAGTTAAACTGACGTTCATCCCTTTGTCTGCCGCTTCTTTCAGGTCAAACTTTGCTAAGTCCATCTAATAACTCCTATTAGGTAGTTACGATAGCATCCCTAGTTCGCTCGACTTGAATTGTCCTCTGGACAATCGAATCCGCGCCACCAGCGACAGTATCGAATGAAATAATCTTACCCGTGTAATAATCATCAGTTGCATCAGAAAATGTTATTTTGAATGAATAATCATTATCTGAAGCTAACGCCGCCAAAGCAATTACTTGCCCTGCGTCATCATCATCTCTATTTACAGAAAAAGAGTCAGCACCATTATTGAAAGTGCCTTTATATTTGTCTGTATTGCGTTGGGCTATTGGGTTGCTTGTCACAACATTGAACACCTTGCCGCCAGCCGACCAATCAGTTACTTGCCCAATTGCCGTATAAGTAAGCGATGGATAACCTGTACTGGCATCATCATCGAATGTTGTGGGCAATGATGCTGAGATAGCAATCGTTGTGGTCGCTAATATCTGCGTTGAATTTGGCATAATCTACCTCGAAATAAATGAAATGTATCTAATGGATACAACTAAAACATACCACCCTTCTTCTACTACTCCGGTGCGGCGTTCGACAGAAAGTATTGTAGCACTCTGCGAGGAATAGTCCACGCTACTTCCAATTCCGTAATTTGCCATTATCGCCTCAGCCTTAGTTTTCGCGGCTATTGCCCCATTGTCAGCGGGATAACGGACGATAATTCTAAAAATTCCAGTTGTTTCGTTCATGTCCTTAATTGAATTAGCTTCAATAGGATTTGTAATATTCCTTAATTCTGCATAGGCGGTTCCCGCCACTGGGCTATAAGGGGAATTCTCATAGGCAATAGGCAGACCAAAAGCGCCGTCAATATAGGACTGTATAAATGCTTGGTCTATTTTTATGCTCATCCTGCATCTCTTAGTATTTTCTTAACATTAGACTGTATTCTAAGTATATTCTTGTCAACCATCCCATCGTGCTGCTCCCAGAAAGCAACATAAGGAACATTATTAGTGAGGTAAACCACATCGCCAGAGGTAACTCCGCTCATGACATTATTATAAGCCTTGCCTCCCGTTTGTCCGATGCTCAGCCTATCTGTGTTTTGTGTTTCAACTAGAATAGGAGCACCTACGCTAGTTTGCCAGTTTCCCCTCATTCGCCCAGTGTCTACGCGAGTGTCCATAATAATTCCAGTGAATAGCTTAATAACTACAACTCTGGCTAACTGGTCTAGTGTGGTTTCCGTTTTTTCAGCCCACTGGTCAAACGTCATATTAGCCATTACTTTCTCGCCTGAATAAAATAAACAACCCCGACAGTAGAAGGTTTGACTTCTTTTACGCTAATTATTGACCAATCTTGAGAGGATAAAGTTATTGTGTCAGTAGTTAGTGGCTCGACAGTTTCATCAACAATCACTAATCTATCTGACGCTAAAATTCTTGTTCCATCTATTTGGTTGTCATTATAGTGCTGCACTATTCCTTGAGGCGTATAGGTCGTGGTCGTCCCTGTTACGATAGCTCCCGTCACTGGGTTAATACTATTACCGGATAACCGCTTAATAGTAATTTCCATTCCATATTTAGTTAGCAGCCTTGACGCAGTGGCCGCCATGCGTGTATAGAAAGTTGCGCTCATTAC